TGCTGGATAACAAAATCCCTAAGTACATCAATCATACACAACCGGGATATGTATTTGGTACTGACTTACAACATTCTGATTGGGAACATGTGCTGGTCATGGAAGGTGTGTTTTGTGCACTATCTATATCGGGCTTGGCTGTGATGCACAGCACAATCAGTGATACACAGGCAAGGCTTATAAGCAATTTGGGTAAACAAGTCACTGTGATCCCTGACCAGGACAAGGCCGGGATTGACTTGATTGACCGTGCAGTGGAACTGGGCTGGGCAGTTAGTATTCCCAACTGGGGCAATTGCAAAGATGTAAACGATTCTGTAATAGCACATGGTAAGCTGGCAACATTGGTAATGATCATGCAAGCTAGAGAAACTAGCAAGATCAAAATTGAAATGCGCAAAAAGCAACTGTTGAAAAAGTTGACACAGCATGACAGCTAGCATACTAATCTTTGGATTGCCAAGAACTGCCACAACGGTGCTACAGCTTACATTGGCTAGATTGTTTAATTTTAAAAATTTAAACGAACCGTTCTGTGGAGACGAAATTGCACATGATGTCTATACCTGGGCAGCCGGACAAAAATCTTCAGTGATGAAACTATTGAGCACCAATTTATATCAACACAATACCACTGCTGTTGACATAATTAAGTTGCTTGCAGAAGTACCAATGCAGTTAGTAGTAACAACACGAAATAATCTAGTTGATTGTTGTGCCAGTCTTTACTATGCTGAGCAGGTGGTTGATAAGTTTCACTACTCGCGATTTGAAACAGTTGAACCAGTTGAATTTACCGTCAACATGAATTTTTTAAATTCTTGGCTTGCTGAACATCGTCGGTATCATCAAGTTATTGCTGATTTAAAATCACACCAGATACCATACGATATATTTGACTACGATTTATATTTGAACAATGTTCCACAACTAATTTTGGGAAAAACTGTAGTTCAACAGAATTTTAATTTTGTGCATGCAGACATAAATTACTCTAATTTGTGCACAAATTATCAGGAAGTAAAAACAATAATAGATACCCATGTGCTTGGGTTGACTTGATTAAGGAAACAACTTGTTAAAAGAGTACGGACTTGATGTCCAAAAATTATTTTTAGAAATGATGTTAGAGGATGCGGCCAGTTATGTTCGCGTACAAAATATCTACAACCCAGAAAACTTTGATAAAAGTTTGCGCAAAGCCGCAGAGTTTATTAAAGAACACAGCAACACATACAAGACATTACCTGACCGATCACAAATTGCAGCCGCATGCAATGTAACGTTGGCACATGTGCCCGACTTGAACGAGGGGCATTTTGAATGGTTCATGGCAGAATTTGAATCATTTACCAAACGACAAGAGTTAGAACGTGCGATTCTCAAGGCAGCAGACATGCTTGAGAAAGGAGACTTTGATCCTGTTGAGAAACTAATCAAAGACGCAGTGCAAATTTCGCTTACCAAGGACATGGGTACAGATTATTTTGCTGACCCCAAGGCCCGTATTGAAAAGTATTTCAACTCAGGCGGCCAAGTTAGCACAGGTTGGCCACAACTAGACAGATTGTTGTACGGTGGCTTTAGTCGAGGCGAGTTGAATATTTTTGCAGGTGGCTCTGGATCAGGCAAGTCACTTGTGATGATGAACATTGCGCTGAACTGGTTGCAACAAGGACTCAGCGGTGTGTACATCACGCTGGAACTGTCAGAAGAGTTAACTTCTCTGAGAACTGACGCTATGTTGACCAGTATGAGCACCAAAGACATTCGCAAAGACATTGATACCACCGAACTCAAGGTTAAAATGGTGGGGAAGAAGTCGGGGCAGTATCGAGTAAAAGGTTTGCCAGCACAAAGCAACATCAATGATGTGCGCAGTTACTTGAAAGAAGTACAAGTGCAAACTGGTATCAAAGTGGACTTTGTGATGGTTGACTATCTTGATTTGTTGATGCCAGTGAGTGCAAAGGTCAGTCCCAACGACTTGTTTGTCAAGGACAAATATGTAAGTGAGGAATTACGAAACTTGGCCAAGGAACTTGGCATATTGCTGGTCACAGCAAGTCAGTTGAATCGTAGTGCGGTGGAAGAAATTGAGTTTGATCACTCACACATTTCAGGCGGCATTTCAAAGATTAACACAGCAGATAATGTGTTTGGCATCTTTACGTCACGTGCCATGAAAGAACGTGGCAAGTATCAGATTCAGTGTATGAAGAGTCGTAGTTCAACAGGTGTAGGACAAAAAATTGATTTGGAATACAACATTGAAACCATGCGCATTACAGACGAAGGCGGCGACCAAGAAAACAGTGGCGGATTTTTTAATAAACCCAGCATATACGAGTCTATCAAGGCCAAGAGTCAAGCCAAGGCCGCCGATGAAGTTGAAGGCAATGCTAGTAGTAAATCAACCTGGGAAAAGGCAACAGGCACACCGGCCTGGGAACAAGCACCCAAAGTTGCAGCCGAAGTGCAGAGCAGCAAGCTCAAACAATTGCTGGGACAAATCAAACAATCATAATTTAAACAATTCCTAATATTAAATATTATCCCATAAATAAAAAAAAGGTTTTGGTTATTATGCAAAAGAAAACTCGCAGCATTCTAGAAGAACTAGACGCTATTTACGTTGAACGCAATGCAAATCGAGATCGCCAATACATCATTGAAAGTCGTGCGAGTAATGTTATTGCCTCGGCCATACGATTAATTGAACAGATTGAGGAATCTTACTCGGAAGATCAAGCCGAGAATCTAGTTCGAAAGTTGTTGAATGCTATCCGGGATCGTGATTCAACAAAATTTACCCGCAGTGTTAGGAAAAGTGATGCTAGCTGAAGGCGGAAATGTATTTAAAGACGCAAGCGGTCAGCCACTGACACAGCGCATCAACAAAGCCGATGTACCGGGCACAGTCAACTGGTTGGAAAAAATAAGCGGTCTTGATTTTTCCAGTGCAATTGATCAAGAAACACAGATGCCAGTCAAGTGGTTGGGCAGTACTGGAAAAGCACCCACATCAGGCGACATGGATCTTGCTGTAGACAGCAACGAAATCTCTAAAGATGAAGTATTTGCAAGACTAAACAAATGGGTCACAAGCATGGGTCAAGATCCCAAGCTTTGGATCAAAAAAGGTGGCGAGGTTCATTTGAGAACTCCCATCAATGGAGACCCCAAGCAAGGGTATGTTCAAACAGATTTTATGTTTTTCCCCAACGTAGACTGGGGAGTGTTCTACTATGGTGGCGGCACAAATTCAGTCTACAAGGGCATGACTCGAAACGTGTTGTTGAGTAGCCTAGCCAAGCACAGCGGACTCAAGGTTGGCGCTAATGGAGTGATTGATCGACAAACAAATCAAGTGGTGTCGCTGGATCCTGATCAATTGGCTCGAACCATACTGGGCAACAATGCCACAAAAGATAATCTTAAAAATGTTGAGAGTATCTACGCCACTCTAGACAAGGATCCAAATCGAGATGCCAAGTTAACAGACTTCCGCGAATATCTTGCTCGTGAGGGATTGAAAGAACCCGGACAGGTACAAGAGAGTGAAGGCGGTTTCATGGCACGTCTGCGTGACAGAATTATCAATCAAGGATACCACATTATCATTGAAGATGAAGCACCTGTCAAGAAAAAAGACCCTAGAATACCACACCCCGAAGATGCGTTTTTTCTAGGCGGCAGTACTGCGGCCAGCAAAGCCATACAAGACCTTCAAGGGGCAATTGCCAATGCCAGCAAAACTACCATCAAGTGGGACGGTAAACCTGCCTTGATCTGGGGACGATTGCCCAATGGCCGCTTGGCTGTAATGGACAAGTACATGTTTGATGCCAAGTATCCGGCACAGAGTCCCGAGGACTGGGTCAAGTATGATCAACAGAAAAAATCTGGCAACTTAAGAACAGACCTGTATCCCAAACTCAAAGCAATATGGCCAGGCCTGGATGCAGCCACAGTGGGTCCAGGATTCTACTGGGGCGATCTAATGTGGGCCGGCGAGTTGAAACCACAAGGTGGCAACTACACATTCAAACCCAATCTTGTGCAATACACAGTGCCCGCTAATAGCGAACTTGGGCAGACTATCCCCGGCAAAACTGGGGGCATAGTTGTACACCAACAGTTTGCCAATCTCGGCGATCAAACAGCGCAAGTTTGGGACGGCAAGGGTCTGCAAAATGTGCAAGGTGGCGTTGATATTATCAAGCCCAATGTTGGTATCACATTCAAATTAACT